GGAACCCCTGTCGGCCATCAAGAACGGCATTCAAATCTCCCCGCCACTTTGAGGCACGAGTCAATTGAGCCGCCCACTCAGCAGCCTTATCCCCACCTTTTTGAAGGACCTCACGAGCAGCCTCACCGGCTTGATCTTTTCCTGCCTTACCCGCCGCAAAGATGACTGCTTGACCAACTGGGTTTGACGCAAACGTTTGCGGAATTATTCGCATTGTTGAAATAAATGCTGGTCGAAATCCTACAATTTGACTCATCTGATTGAAGTGATCGTAAGTGTTCATCCAAAAGTAACGACTTTTTAGAATGAAGTGACCGCGAACCATTCGAGTTTTGAGGTACCGCATTGTCCAGGCGGCAGCAAATTGATTCCCTGTTTGGGTTTCCCGAATACCTTTACCAAGAGCCTCAAGCGCGTCACCGCTTAATCCTTTCAACTCAGGATCAGTTGCTTGCTCTAAGGCCATACTAAGCTTTTTCCTTGCCGCTGCGGGCACAAAAAAGTTTAGCCCCTCAAGATCAGCCGCCTCGAGAAACCTTGGGTTGTAACCTTGAGCCTGGAAAACTTGTCTTACGGCCTCATAATCCTCAGGGTTATCCAACGCTTCGCCAACAACCCAACGCTTGAAATTGGTTGCAGTTTTTGCGTCCGTTGCAATACCCAAATTAACCCACTCAAGTCTTGCCTTTGATGCTTGACCATGACCCGCAATCAAAACTGTGACCCGGTTGGCAACAGGATCATCGCCATACTTTTTAACCGGAAACATGGAGTCCAAATCTTTTCGTAGCTTTTTAAATTTGTCTGCCGAGGTGCCTACAGCATTCACATCAGTGATGTCGAAAATACTTTTGAGCATTCGTAGGTGATCTGGGGTAAGCGCAGATTTGCTGTGCTTCGCTCCTGCCGCACCAAAAATGTCTCGCAGCAAAGTACTACCCGCAGGATCGTACACCAGAGCCTTAAAAGCTTTTACGATGTTTTCTTGCTGAAGCGCTTTTGAGTATGCAGCTTTGTCGCCAATCGGAGACTCAAACAACCGTTTAAGGTTCGTCATGTGAGTGAAGTTTGGCGATCCCTCTTTTGTCGAGAATAAAGCAAAATACTCGGCTAAAGAGTCGACAGACGATCCCATCATGTCATGACCTGCACTCAAAGCATTTCGACCCGAGTTAAACTTAATCTGAGGATCACCCGTGATGTAGCGGACGAGGCGAGAAGCATCACCTTCTGAGATTAATGTTACCGTGTCACCAATACTCTGCTGCGTCACGCGAACGCCGGACATAATTGCTTCGCGAACTTTGGGCGGCAAGTCTCGCATATCATCGAGAGCATCGCCACCAAGATACATTGATCGAACAACCCGAGCCAAAGGCCTCGATGTCTTCACATACTGGTCAATCATTTGCGACGGAGAAAGTTCTCTGATTGCGTTTACCTGACTGTCCAAAGCTATTTTTCGTGTCGCAGGATTCTCAACCAATTGTTTGCGAGCCGCAAAAGATGCCGCACCTTTACCAATCTCAAGCAACGTATACGATGCTTTAGGCTTTGGTGAAAGTAGACCACCTAAAGAAACCGGACCTGGCAAGTCAATTGTAACCTCGATATCAGGGTTCTTGGCTTGCTTTTCTGCCGCTTCAGTCACCAGCTTCTTGAGTTCTTTGACCGAAATGGGACTACCTAAACGTTGAGACTCTTGTGCGATACGCAAAAGATATTCGTCGCCCACCTTCTTGGGTAGATCGTCCAACAAGAAACGCTTTAAAGCCTTAAAGACATTAGGAGTTGTCGATCTTGTTGGTGCTTCAGTCAGCAACAAATCGTCGAATACATCTTCAATTTTAGGCGATGGTGAAAACCTGGCGCCTTCAGCTTGCGCATTTTTTGCCGACGCAAAACTACTGACAACACGTTTCTTTACGCGCTCAAAAGCAGACGTAGTTTCGGGAGTTGGAGCAGGTCTGCCCTTTGCGTACGCCGCAAAAGACTTCGCAAAAGCCTCTTCTGCCTTGGCAACCTCTTCAGGGTCGCCTTCAAACACCGCACCTTTATGGGTGACTTTTATTCCTTTCGTCGACAACCACTTTGTCAGAGAACTCATTTGGTCTGAATCAAGTTCGCGTCGAGCAACCTTACTTATTTCTAAAATAAATTCTTCTACCGTCGGGGCTTCTTCCATGGCACGAACAACGGTTTGTGTATCAGCCACAAAAGTAGATAACTCACCTGGTTCGACGGGTTTTCTAACTTTACTTGGCCTCAATAGATCATCTGAAACCCGAGCAAGTTCGTCTTTACCAATTATAAATTGAACGGCCTCGGAACCATCACGACTACGTGAAGTAATCTTTTTAATCGGCAAACCATCGTTAATCAGCCGCGCATAAACCCGTTGAGCGTCAGGCGATGGATTCACGTCACTCGCAAAATCTAAACCCTCTTTTTTGGCTCTTTGCAAAGCAATTTTATAAAACGATGTTGCAATTCCTTTTTTCTGCAATTCCGCTGGCAACTCAATTGACTTCACATTCAGCGCACCCTTTTCAATCTTGATGAGCATTCCAGGAATAAAATCAATATCATCGGCTAAATCAATAGACTCTCTACCTTCTTGAGCAGCCTTTCGAGTAAAGTTTTCAAGTTCAACAATACTGCGGTCCCGTAAAACCTTTGCTGCAACCATATCCATTTCAGCTTTATCGCGATCAAACATGCGAACTTTGGTGCCTTCGATATCAATAACTGAAACATCTTTACCCTTATTGAGAGCCGCCTCGACAATACTACTAGGCTGATCTAAATAATCTCTACCAGTCGGGGCTTTTGCAGATTTCAAATCTTCGTAGACATCAATTTTACGCTGAAAATCTTTCTGAGCATCCAACATCTTTACTTTAAGTTCGTCATGCTGTTGACTCAACTGAGGATTCCGACGCCAAAATTCGCTAACCTTAAGTCGATCTCTGTCTAAATCGGCAATACGCTCAATCAAATCAGCTTTTCTTAACTTCGAGTACCCCTTAATTCCGCGATCTTTAGCAATTGCTTTTAGTTGTTTGACTGTCTGAGTTGCAAGATCAGCCAAAACGTCAGACATATCTTCACGCTCAAGACGCTCTGAAATGTCTCGTGTAAAGTTTCGAACCTCTCTTGAGGTTAAAAGTTCCTCTCCAAAAGCCATTTTGCTAAACTTCGGGTCTGTCGCCACATCAACTGCCGTTTCAACTGTAGTTTCAACAGCTTCGCCAGGTTTGACACGGAGATTAGGAATAATTTTATCGAAGCCCCTCGTCTCGTAGATCATGTCAACATGTTCGCCCGTCTTGCGTTGAATTGCTTTGAGGCGGTCATCGAGGTTCCTGGCAACGTGCATAGCAGCGTCACCACGCATAGCGGGAAAGGCGTCTTCAAGTTGGTTGCGGAAACTTAAAGCCGTACTCGATATTTTGTCAGTTCCAATTTCTTCGTACTTAGTTGCCGCCGCTTTAATTATCGGCTTCACAGCAACTTTTTCTTGTGCCGCCAAAGCAGAACGTGTCAGCGCATGCGAAACCCCACGGGCCTCCGCGATGCCAGCAAGCGACTTCGTAACGTCAACTACCGCCTGTTTAAGGTCTGCGTCACTGACCCCTTTGTCCGATGCAGCTTTAATTTTCACTGCTCTTCTGTGGTTGCTGGGGATAATCAAAGAAACTTCGTCTAAAATAGTTTTGCCCGACGGAACTTTTTTCACCGGCAATTGAGCCACAAACTGACCAAGTCTTTCGGTAAACTCTACCGGACTTTTTACCAGCAGGTCAGCCGCTTCGGCGCTACCCATAAAATCAAACATGCTTTTAATTGCTCGAGTTGTCGAATCTTCTTGAGCCTTTGTACGCACCGGAGAAAACTTTCTGTTTACGAGAGACCGCTTCAACGCTTTCTCAACACGAGCGATGGCATCCTCTTGAACTGGCCGAAGGTAAGCGCTGGCAACATCTCCTGACTCAACTTTTTTCGTCATTTCAGAAAGACGATCAATCTTTTTGCTGAGATCAAAAAATTCAGGAAAAGCCACAAGCTGACCTTCAGACTCACCTCGAGCAATAGGTCTCTCAATTCCAGGGTGGACATAGTCTCGACGAATACCAAAATCAGAAAACGCTAAAGTTTTGTCGAGGTCTTCTTTCCCCTTTCCGGCGATTACAGGTAAATCCCGCGCAATCTCGAGAGCGACCCTTCCGTCCGTTCGGTCAACCTGCTTCATCACCTCTGGAAGTTTTTTACGTACACTTTTTTCCGCGCCCTCTGCCGCTGCTGACCGCAGCTTTGCTTGAGCCAAAAACTTACGGCCAACCTCATAATTACCGGAAGCAAAAGCCTCTTCTGCTTTGATCAAAAATGTCTGAGCCTCAACCATCTTGGTCGCAGAATTACCCATACTTTCAAGTGCTGCGGGTACGTGCTTCTTGTTGATTAGAGGCGAAATCTTTTTAATTCCTTGCCGAGATTTAGACGCAATCTTCGCAAAACCAAGTGTCGGATCAGGCGCAAGAACGTCAATTAAAAACCCAAGACTACCCAAAGCAAACGCTTTATAACCACTGTCTCGTGCAGCATCCGTTGAAAGCAGGGTTTTCGTAAAGTCTTGTGCGTTCTTAACCCCCTCAATTGACCCCTCCTGGAGGGCTTCAACAATTGACTCACCCTCAGGACCTCGAAGCAATCGATCCAACGCACCAGAACTCGCGCTCAAATGCAAATTAAGCTTGTTAAACACAGAGTCCAAATGATTTTCTGCGCGATAAACCGGCCGACCGTTTGCGTCTAAACCAACAAGTTGAACTCTATTCTTGCTTGCGGCGTCAAACAGTCTTGTCCAGTACCCATCGTCTTTACCAGCACGATCCTGTTTCATCGAGTTTTCAGGGTCCATGAATTCGTACGAAACAAAAGCTGGCACACCAATCTTATTGGTTGTCACATACAAAGCTGCGTGGCGTTGATTGCTTTTCCAAAGATCAGCCGCAATCTTACTTTCCTTCGACCCCTCTCTGCCGGCTCTGGACTTGAACTCATCCACCGAAAGACCCAATCGCTTAGCAATAAGTTCGGTGTCATAGTCCAAACCAGCTTGCATCATCTTGCGAAAAGCAGAATCTGCCAAGGTTTCTCGGATATTGTCCGCACCATCACCCGAAAACTCGGCTAACGTTTGAGCCATTACTTGGGCCCTTTCTGGATCAGCGGCTATTTTCGGATCTAAAAGCTTTGCCGCTTCACGCTCATACATTTCACGCTGATACGTTCCTATCTGAGCGACTTCATTTTGAACATCTCCACCAGCAGCATCCTCATCACTAAGTAATCTGTACCGACTACGAGCACCGTTTTGAAGCAAGTCCAAAACTTCTTTTCGTTTTTTCAGATCAAGACCGAGAACGTCTGATGTTTTTGGGTCGGCTTTTTTCGCTGCTTCCAAAAGACGGTTTGCTTGACCCAAGTACGCCTGACGCTCACGAATCTTTTTATCTGTTTGGATCGCAGGCTTCTCAAACTGAAGCATAAATTGTTTCGTTAATTCGTTCGCGTCAGCATTTGGGTCCCGAAAACCAGCCAAGTTATCTCGACTGTTAATTGCCTCAATAATCTTAGTCATTTGAAACCGTGGGTCCTGAAGCTGCTCAACACTAAATCCAGCGCCTTCTCCAGAACCAGAACGATTAAATTGCCAAACACCGTGAGAATCTTCACCGTCAGCTTGATTCTTACCCATTGGATCAAGTCGGCTTTCGGCAATTCCGTTTGCCAGGATTGCAGCCATCTGATCCTGACTGAGGCCCGCACTTGTACCCATCTTGTAGACTGTCTGCGCCACGAAGGATTGACGCTTTGTCGGGTCTGATATTTTTCGGAAATTGACCGGATCGACTTTTGCTGCGTCGGCTAATTCCTCACGACTAAAATCAAACTCTTTTTCGAAGCTAACAACACGTTTCTGGGCCAATTGATTAATTGCCGCGCCTCGATTTGCGACCAAGCGTTTACGGCGAATTTCTCGCATGCCCGTTTTTCTTTCTTCGAGAGGCTTAAAAGCAACTGTTCCTTTATCTTTCAGTTCTTTAAAAACATCATCAACTTCGCGGCCTTGTCGCCCAATACCGTTAATTAAAACAGCAATATCAACTCCCTGATTTGCTGCTGCACGGGCAAACTGATTAGTTGAAATTCCTAAATTTCTACTGTGTTGCTCCATAATCTCGGGCAAAGACAACGCTTCACCTAAAGATTCTCGAGCAACCGTTGGGCTCAAAACTGCTTCTCGACGACGAGTAATTGTAGACGCTAAATTGTCTAATTTTAGATCGAAACTATCTTCGTCGATCTCAGCCGACTCTTCATCTTTATCGATCTCAAATTTTTCTGTTACTTCGTTTTGTTGATTAGTTTCGGCCACGGTGACGCCTATACCTTAAATTGTTTAACTTTTATCATTCTCTTTAGGCTTCTGAAACTTTTTGGTTTCAAAGTCAGGGCGAGCCTTTTCTAGCATTGTGCTGTAATCGCTCTTTGCATTCCTAAGTTGTTCTAATCTATCTTCAACAAGTTTTGATTTCGCAGCGTGCTCCACAAGAAATCTATTTAGTTTGTTGTAATCTCGAATAAGGTTCGCAGTTCCTTCTTTTCCAAGCACAGGCACACCCGACTCATTTAGAACGCCATAACTATCAACCAGCGCTCTTTCTTCGTCTGTCTCTGGCCGCACTATTGCGGGTCGCATGTGAGTCATTCGATAATCACCCTCGAGAGAATCTTTCCCTGCGTCTGACGCACCTTGCCGGCTGTAAGATTGAACTTGAGGACCACTTCTATCAAGCAAAGACTTCATCGCTTTCATTTGATCTTCTACGGCACCCCGCTCATTATCAAAGCGATTAAGTATGTCCTCTCTCAATCTTATTTTCGTCTCTATATTTTTAATTCCGTCTTTAACTTTTTCTGGTGTGAGGCCCGCACCTAAAAACATAGATTGTCCGGAATCATCTGGGTCTTCTGACCGATCAACTACCGCACCCGCCATCAAAGTGGGAAACGCGCCGAATTGAGGCTCCATTATTTGTTGTTGCCCCTCGCCTAGTTTCATGCCGCCACGAGAACGAACAACAGCCTGTCTTTCTCGAGCAATCTTGGCCCTCCTAAGTTTTTCTGTCCTCGCAGCAGAAGACCTACCTAAAATACTACTAACTTCATCCGGCAAGTCGATACCGCCACCGGTTTCCTCGGTTCCCTCAGTTTCCTCGGTTCCCTCAGTTTCCTCGGTTTCCTCGGTATCCTCGGTATCAGCTTGAGTACCTTGATTGCCGCCACCACCTTGATTACCACGACCTTGATTGCCGCTTCGAGAAATCTGAGTTGCGGCCTGTCGACCAAACCTAAGAATTGTTCCGCCTTGAAGACCAGCCATTACCCCATACCCTCAAGATCATCCAAGCGTTGAAGCAACTGTAAATAACGCAATTGCTCAGCCTCTCTTTGATCTTCTAAAGATTTTTGTTGGTCAAGGTTTGCTTTTTGCTCTGCAAACGCCGACATCATATCAACCGCAGACGAGTCGCCCCCACCAGAAGCAATGCTCATCATTTTACCCGCCATTGCTGCGCGACCGGAATCATCAGCCTGCCCGTAAATAGTGTTGTCAAATCGCTCTTGTCGAATCTCTTGACGGTCTTCCCGCTTTTCTTTACGCTTGTCTTTGGCCTCTTTTCGACGCTTTTCTAACGCCTTAGCCGCAGAGCCTGTATCCGAAACTTTTGGAGTAGCCTTAGCAGCCACAGAGGGCGCGGGCTTAGGCTTCATAGTTGGACCCTGTGAGCCCGCACTAATTTGCTGTGTTCCAATTCCTTGAGGTGGTGCTGCCATTTTAATCTCCTACCCTAACCGCTTTGACCAGGAACAATGTTCGAAGAAATACCCGAATCTGCCGCAGGATCATCGCCGCCTACACCCGCAGCCGTTGTGTTAGTAGAGCCCAGATACTGCTCTACAAGGCTTTTAGCGTCGGGACTAACTTGACCCTTAATCTGTTCTCTTCGAGCCTTTCTGCGTTGACGACGTTGTTCCCGACGATTCATGCGAGACAATTGTTTTGTCGGCGAAGGCTCACGCAACTCACGCTTAAGCTTCTCTCGAGCCTCATTAATGAGTTTTTTCCGTTCCTCTGGTGTAGCGCCCTCTAAAGATTTTTCTAGCGCCTCCATATCAAACGTAGACATTAGTGATGTTCCTTGCCCAACAGCAAACCCGCCAGAGCCTGGTTTTTCCTCGGGCTTTGGAGGCTTAGCCGGCTCATCAACAGAAACTGGAGACTCACCAAAACCTGAGAGATCAGGATCAGATCTACCCGTCACGGGGTCTGACGTAGGGTACGCTTTTGAATCGGCTATACGACTAAGTACGGGAGGCAAAGCAATGTCTTTGGGATCTTTTGTAAACACATCGAGGTCAACCTGACTCAAATCCAGACCGTCTTTACCTTGGTTTTTAATCAACTGGTTTGCAACTTCAATACCTTGCTGAACTGTTTTCGGGTCAAGACCTTGCTTAGACATCATCTGAGAAAACAATTCAGCCTCAGACGGAGCACCTTTTTGAATTTCAGCTTCGGCTTTTTTCGCTTCTGCTTCAGTTGGAGGTTTAGCATCATAGGCATCAGCAGCAGACTCAATCGTTTCCATTACTGGGTCAACTTCAGCTTCAGCTTCAGGCTGAATTGTTCTTCTTATCGTGCGGTCTGGCCGCTGTGCCTGGACGTCAGCCGCAGCCATCTCCATCGGATCAACTTCAGATTCTGTAGCCGTTGTGACTTGAGGCAAAGGCCTATCTGTTGATGCGGTTGGGTCTGATGGCTGATCCAATGTTTTCGGTGGGTCGCCTGGACGAGCAATCGACTCACCTCTCGGTGATTGCGTAAGATCTGTAAACTTAAACCCACCAATATTACGAGACTCACCGACAGGTGGCGGTTCATAAGGTCGAAACTCTGAAGTTCCCTTCAGACCAAACTGATCTAAACTCAGTGAATCAATAGTCTGATCACGTAGTTTTAGATCATAAGAATCCATGTCCCACGGACTCTTTTCTCCAGCCCTGCGATCAGGCGCAACATACCCTGGCTCACCTTCAATCGGAGCCACTGAAAGCACCTCACCTTCAGTCAACGTAAGAAAATTATCTTGAACATCATCAAAGTTTAGCGGTCGTGATGTGTCCGTATCTAAAATGCCGTCAGCGTTAGGTTTGCCAACGTACGCAGTGCGCGCAGGGGCAGCACGAACAGCGGCCATCGTCGATAAGACGCTATCGTCTACACCTTCAGGTAACCCACGCTCTTCATTATAAGGTTCGTAAGTACCATCAGCTTGCGGAATATAAACTGTTCCGTCGCCGCCCTCGAAGTAAGTTTGACCATCGACAACCTTTGCAACGACGCGATTTTTCCTAACTTCACGATCAACTGTTTCGTTCCACTCAGCATCAGTAAGATGGCGCCCATCTTGAGTCGTAATGAACTGCCCTTTAAACTCTGCCGCGTCACCAACATCAATCGCTGAGTCAGAAACCTTTTCAGTTGCCGCATCAATACGATCACCCATTCCACGACGCAATCGACGCTTTGCTCTTTTTGCAAGCACAGACACCTTTTCTGGGTCACGCTCGACGATAAAAACTTCATCTGTGTCACCGGGGTTAACCAAAATAGGCTCAACCTCACCAGGAACCATGACACGAAATGATCCAGGTCGATCGGCAGAATGATACTTCAACCGCTCACCAACGATGGTCCTACCATCAATAGTAACTCGAACAATGTCGCCAGTACCGATACTCTGGAATCCGTAGCGACCCGCGCCCCTCTTCTGCTCACGATTAAAGGCTTTGAATGCGGCTAAGTCGTCCCTTCCGGCAACGTAGCTATCAACGTCAACTGTACCGTCTTCAGCAAGATCTGCGCGGCCCAACTCATCAAAGCCATGGTCAGCAGCCCACTCGCGCCACCAATCATTAGAAATAGCAGTAGCCCTCTCAAGCTTGTCCTGGTCCAATGCAGACCTGGCGGCAGGAGCATCGGGTCCGCCTGATTCAGACATCGATCGAAGTCGCTTTTGGTCCGCACGAAGCTGTCGATTGTCCTCTTCAATTTGTTTAACGTCTGCCAACTCTTGATTGATTCGTTCTATGTCAGTTAGGTCTGAACCAATAGCATTCTGAGCGGCTTGAAAGATAATTGGTATCTTGCCCTGAACGTCCTGCATACGCTGAATAATTGCGTCAGAGTCGTTATCCGCACTAATTGCCTCGGCGTCAGCGTTAAGCGTGTCAATGTTGGCTTGGAGTCGTGATATTTGTGCGGCCGACTTGTCTATCTCTCGGTTGTAACGCGAAATAAAGTTTGTCTTTTGGGGGTCATCTACGTACAACTCGTAATGCTCACCCGTGCCGATAAACGGATTATTCTCTTGTGCCAGGGGGCCGTCTTCCGAAAGCAACTCGGCTTCGTTTAAAATTTTACCCGTTGCATTATCGATGTCAAACAAGCCGTATCGAGATGAAAACTCCTGCAGTAGCTGACGTTGAGCCTGCAAAACACTCGGATCACTAAAGTCCACAAACTTTGCATCATCAAACGGGCTTGTGTCAGCAATGGCGGCAAAAAACGCTTGCGGGTCAGATACTGCGCCATACCGTTCCGATGCCCGATTTCTCTTTACACGAGTCAAAAACTCTGCGTCGGGCTCAAGAAATCCACCAACTTCTTTTTGTAGCTTGTCCGTTACACTTCTAATCTGGCGAGTAATCGCGTTTTTCTCGATTCGCTTGTCACCCTGAATCCACGACTCAATGTCTTTACCCAACTTTATTCGATCATCGACAATAGACGCGTGGCGCTCCAGCCGATCTCTGCCCGCTTTCCGTATCAGTTTTTCATTTTGACGAATTTCTCCGCCAAACTTAGCGATCAGACGGTAGCGTGTTGCGATGTCAAGTTCGTCGTCAGCCGTATGTTTATCTCGGCCTTCTTGTGCAGCCTTAGCCGCTGCCATGAATGTTACCGCGTCGTATGTTCGTGCCATTACTATTTCCCCAACTGATTGACGGCATCAGCCGACGGCGCTGCTGGACCGGGTTCCGGTGTGGGAGTTTTGCCTCCACCACCACCACCACCACCCGCAAACATTCCACCCGTTGCAGCCGCAGTCAAACCTGTACCAACAGTTCCCAAAAGTCCTTCAACAATACCTGGCCCCGACGCTACGGGCATCGGAGCCATACCTGCTTTAGTCCTTTCGTAATTAGTTACTAATGCTTCGTCGGCGCGTTTTTTAGCTTCTGCCAAAGCAGCAGATTGCCGCTCAATCCCAAGCCTTCCACCAGCAACTGCGTCAGCCCTTCTTTTGCGCAAGTAATCCATCATCTGAAACTGTCTGCCTGAACCATAAGGCCCCAGCCTTTGTGCTTCTCGTTTTGTCGCAAGTTCGTCGGCCCGAAGTTGCGCATCAACCTGACGGCTAATTCCTTCTGACTGCTCATCCTTAGCGGCTTGACTCACTTGATATTGTTCGGGATTTTTAAGGCGTTCTTTCGCTGGATCAACGATATCTGCCATGCCCGCTTCAAGATCTTTAAGGCGCTTTGCTTGGGCTTTCTCTAAAGCTTCGCGATCTTTCTTTGCTCGACGCGCTGCGACAGCTTCTTTTACTGCGCCCGCAGCCAAAGCAACACCTAAACCAATAGCTAAGCCCACCGAAGCAAAGCTGACTTCAGGGTTAGACTCACCACCGAAGAACAAACACAAAACATAAAATGCAGCAATAAATCCCCAGACGACGGGGTGAAATTTTGGAATCAATAGACTCACAGCAGCACCTCAAACCACGATGATTATAACAAGTTTAGTACGCGAGCGTTTCGAATACCAAGGCTCACTTTACCTACAAGGTTAAAATAGCCTCGTCCAGTAACAAATGTCTTAGATCGTTTACCCAAGTTTTGAAGGTACACGCCGGCACCATCAGGAGTTCCGATTGCGCACTCGATCGAAATTTCGTGAAACCCCTTCGACAAAGCCGTCGTGTGATGCAAGTCAAACTGAGTTGCTGTGTGAGCCTCAGAAGCTGCGTACTGCGGGTTACCCCCGCGCTGAGCCCAAGTATATTCGTCGGTTTCATCATCACTATCAGAGTCACGCTTTTCAGGAAAGTCAAAAGCGTTTAGACCTGTTCCACCTGACACGCCGGTAAAAATGCCTGCGTCTGTGCCGTCGGCCTCAAGTTCAGCCGTTTTTGACTTAAAAAATTCCCACGCGTACATACCTGGACCCGTTTGATCCGATCGATCGGGCGCTCCAGGAGATATAGGATGGAACATGTTGTGTCCAAGGTGACGCTCACTTGCAGGAACAACATTATTGTCTAATCGGCAGCGGACTGTAATCGGTGAGTCCACGCCGCCAGAGTGATACGTACCCTCCATATCTTTGTAGCAACCCCGCCAGCAATTAAAACTTAAAAAGAACGACCATTGCATCAAAGAAACAGAGGTTGCGTACGGCTGGTACCACCGAAGAGAGCAGCCAGGAACAGTAAAAAAGTTGCCGCTGGAAATCTCACGAATTTCATTTCCCGTTACGGGCTCAACTAAAGAAGGTATTCCGTTTCCGTAGACCGTTGACGTTGCCCTCATAGACTCCATTCGGGCCAGTGAAGCTTGCTCCGGTTGGATATGATACGACTTAACTTTAAAGTCTGAGTTTAGATTTACATACTCAAGTTTGCCGTTCAGGGTAGACATCAAACCAACATCACGTTCTCCCAACGCTGTATAAAGAGATTTAGTGTACGCATCGTTGACATTGCTTTCAGATTTGTTTGTAAGTAAATCTGAGCCATCAACAGGTAACGGTGGAAGAACAATTCGAGACATTAAACACTCACTTTTTAACTTTAATCGCAGACAATTTAGAGTTGCCATAGTGAACTCTAGCGCCTTTGAGAATTTTACGTCCACCTATGGGCGATGCCCACCCATGTCGGACAGCAAACTCTTCTCCATCGTCTCTAACGTACGTCCGCTTGTTGTTATAATGATGCCCAAAAGTAACGTCACTCATGACAACGCTTGCAGTAAATCCTCCAAACTCATTAAAAGTCATATCGCTTGACGTGTCATTTGATATCACTTGCATAATCGGCACATTGATTCCAAGGTTGCTGCGCGCCAATCTACCGCCAGAACCAAAAGTATCGTCATCTTCCATGTTATCTTTAAGCCCACGACCATCGATCCAAGTAATTGAATCGACCCATTCCTTATACGCTTCCAACTCTGAATCTGTCCTGTAAGTGAACTCTGCTATTCCAGGTCCCGAAACACGCTCCCAAAATGGATTGATGTCCCAAAGATAATTTTCTTTCAGCAAACGTAATGCAATCGGCAGGCATGCATCCGATGACGCGTGGTACCCCGCAGTACGGTTTACCCAGTTAAAAGAATTCACCACGGCTGGAACAGATTCAGAAGCTATTGTCCAATTACTACCTTGTTTGTAGCCAATCGCAAAAAGCGCAAAAAGATCCAGATACCTTTCAGCTAAAAGATAATGCGCGTAATGCGCAAAAGCCTCTCGAATATCTGCCGCACCCCCCTCACCCGAGCCAATAGTGTGCCTCTTCATCATATCCATAAGTTCAATAGACTCATCTGAATAAAGTGGCTCAATACCCAGCAACTCAACGTCCATCATAAGAATGAGTTTTTCGTGTGGTCGCAACACAGTTTCTGATGGCGTGATAGATAATGTAGACCCGTCAATATCTTTAAGCTGAAACCATCCGGCTTTCTCAACTGTACCTAATGTCGCTGGATTATGGTTAGTCACAGATGACCAACCAGCGTTAGGGTCTGTAACAACTCGATTTAATTTCGACGTGTTTAGAAAACCACCAAAAATTGCGTCGGTACCATTAGTCGTCGAGGTTAGTTTTGTGGTCGCCTCACCGGTATATTTGTTGGTCCGGTAACCAGGTTTAATCGTAGCTGTCTGATTGTACATTACCTTGCTTGGCAAAAAATGATGCGAAAAAACATTATCGTCCAAGTAATTCGTGTTGATATCATTTGTTTGAGCGCGTAGGATTCTTCTCGGACGAGAAATATTTTCGTTGGTTAAAACGGTCTCAGACTTAAACGACTCAATCTTTGGTTGTTGTGTAAGGGTCTCAGAGCCGGAATCCGATCCAGGAAAGCTGTTAATTATAATCTCTGCGCTTTCCTGGCGTTTTGTTTCAATCGGTAGATCAAAAGTAAGTAGTCGCCGAGAAAACACTCCAACGTAATCACCGGGACGATACTTACCTTTTTTGCGTTCTAACCTACGAACACAAAGTTCGACTGTGTGATCACCAGGCTCAACATCAATAACCGCGCCCAAACGAACCGGCATAACTTCTGGACCATAACCAACAGACCGAGATGAACGAACTTTCTGACCGGGTCTCGAATCACTACGATCACCGTAAGAAGAACTTGACGCTATAGAGCGTTGACCAAAAACATAATAGCGCTCTGTAAAGCCGGGTAATGCGCTAGCAATGTCGGCAACTTCGCCCTCTGTTTCGTCTTCGTCTCGTTTACGAATACTGTCCGTCACACTCAACCCATGACTAGATTCTTCGTTGTTTAACGCTTTGCCCGTAATAGTTTCCTCAATAATTTTTCCGTCTACACGCAAAGCAAACTGTACAAGGCACGGAGTACCCCCTCGAGAAATGTGATGGTAGCCGCCGCGACTTGGGCTAACCCGATCCTCTACCGGACCATACTCATTTAAGGGAAACCCAAACGAGGCATCGGAGTCAAACAAAGCTTCCGTTGTGTTTTTCGTTGATGCAGTCGGCAAATATTCATAACTTCTCGACGGACCAACACGATTTAGAACTTCTCTCTCGCGCAACGTTAAAGTTTTTCTGTTATTTGCGCCATCAGAAGTAGGGTCATCAAGGCTCAGAAAATCTTCGTCCACGTCGGGCAACAATTCTTGCAGCGCCGGAAGGTCCCGATACTTACGATTTTTAGTAATATACGGAGGCTTCTCTTCGTAGAATCCCTGCCAAATATACTGAGCATAAGCTGAAATCCACAACTTAGATTTACCCGTTGTAAAGTTTAGTTGTTGGTTTGAAGACAAGTCTGCGTTTTTTACCGCTACCCAACCTCCGTGATTAGGGACCACAAAGGGTTTTGAGTTTGGATTAGAACTACCATCTCTAATCGGCCCCTCTCTGAATGTTGTTCCGTCTAACTCAACAAAGTTTGGGGGCCTACGCTTAGACCCCTCGTGCGGATAAAACTGATACCGACTCTCGACACTATCGTCATAGATGTTGAAATAAGCACCTTCAGCAACACAAGCGCCTGGACGCCAGGAATCGGATGCGTCAAACGTTGGCATTGCCGTATCAGTATCATCTGGGTGTCGTTTTAGTCTTGACGACAAAGAACCAGAATTAAAGTTTGTGCTATCTAATCTGCCTGAGATTAGATCCGAAACCGGATGAATATCGTCATTCAACTCTTTTGGAGTCAAAATATCTCGAGTACGCAAAAATCTTCTCGGAAATATATGAGGCATTATTTATCCTGCCTTTTAGGTACCCGACCCGTTGGCGAGCCCTTTGTAGCGATACTAGTATCAAACGCGAAAGCCGCAATCCTCAACCGACCCAACTCCCACTTAGTCGGATCATCAATTGCCGACTCAATGAATTTCGTTGAGCCGGCTTGATCCACATCAAACAAGCGATCAAATGCTTTGACGTCTAAACGCGTGCTCGCAAGTGATCCTGAACGATCAAAAACATCGGGCTCCGATGCAGTTCCGCGTACAATGTTAAGAGACTCTTTTAAGTCTTCGGGGAAATCTGGATCAACGCTACCGACAATATCAATTTCAAATGCCCAACAATTGGCGTTCTGAATATCTACAGGTATCTGACGCCAGAATAATCTTGGTTCTCGTGCTTTAGCTTCACCAAGAACCGCATTTTCCGCAGAATCTAAAACAATACCGGAACCATCATCGGGACCACAAAGTCGGACATCAGACAACTCTGAAATAGGCTCCCAACAACCATTTCGGTATAAACGAATCGTTGCGTTACCAACCCACGAATCCAAAAGACCAATATACATTCGTCGAACATTGGTCGGAATCAGCCCAAGTTCACTCGATCGAAGCCAAGCAGAACGATAACGAATTCGTCTCGGAGGTGCGAAATAGTCAGGCGACTGGCGATTAGCTACAAAAACTCGAGAAAGGGTTGATTTGGTGCGAACAGGTGTATCGCCACCGGCCGCCGAAACAAAAACGTTATGAGCAATCGTAACATCTGTTTCTCGCTGATCAGAACCAAGCATAAAGGTAGTGTTGGTGTGGTCTGGAGATCGGCACATGTCCGCAATTTGAATACCCAAAGTTTGACGGCGCCAATAAGTTCCATCAAAGCACAACATAATTGTATTACGGGATTCGCCTTTTGCGGCAATAGCGCATCGATACTCCCCTGTTTCAAAATCAATTATCGAACTTGCACGGAAAAACTGACTCCAGTTCAGTTCTTGATCAAAGATTTTGTCTATTGGAGTACTCAGTTTTATTAATGCACCATCTGGCCGCAAAGAATAAATTCCATCCTGGGCCAGCCACATAAGGCTACCATCACGGAACGACTGAATTGATTTCGGTGAAACACACCCAACAGTAGTAGAGACCGGTCGAGGAACACTAAAATCATCGCCCAACAGATACGTAGAGGTTTCTGTAAAAGCAACCAAATTTCCGTTGTGCGAATGCAACGCCGTAATAGCATTGCCATTGCTGTCGGGGTAAACGAAGTCGAACTTCTCAAACGTTCCTGGGAATCCAACTTGGGAGCGCCGAATAATGCCAGAATCACCAGGGAGGTTACCAATAATTAGGCGTCCTTGATGTGCACAGCAAACATTAAACAGCGGCACAGAAACGGTTTCCACCCACTCGGCGCCAAGGTCACTGTCAGCGTGGTTATCATCAAAATAAAACTGACGTGATCCTGGAACTCGTGCCAAGAGTCTCGGAGTAGATTCTTTGTGTACAGTATCTGGCGTACGATAAATTCGAGTGGCTACCGCGTGAGAAGGCAAATCACCAACGGCCTTAACCAAAAATCGCCGCGTAAGATCGTCGATTTCCGTTCCCATCGGCAAGCCTCTTTTCGATCGCTCTTCACCGCCGACAGTTAGGTTCTGTTTGTCCTCGCTGATATTCTTTACCCCAAGCGTAAAAAATGGATCTGCTTGGTTGGTATGAATTGTCGCTGGCTCGCTGGGATTAGAGAACTCTGATAAGTTGCCGAATAGGTCCTCATACTGGAAATAGTAGTACCACATTCCCTTTAATAGGGATGCCTTTTGACCTGACAATTCGTCGCCAGGAGTCCCGATTCGGCCCTGCCAAGAATAAGCCATAGAGTTGGGGTAATAATTGGGTGCCTCGTCGTAGTCTGGCTGACTGGGACAAGACACTGCAGGTGCTGCCGCCGCACGAGAAAACCCAAGATCTTGAACGTTACCGTCGTACGTAATTACCTTTGGGCGGTCAACGCCGTTTGAGTAGATAATTCTGTCGTGTATAACGGCGTAATGGTCAAGTGTTTTAGACTCAGGGTTAACCGTAAGGTCACTGATTAAGACTTCGTCTGCATTATTCGAGCCACCCCTAAACAAATACAACCGAGAGCCAATTCGGTACAAAAGAATGCTTACTTTGTTCCGCATAACGCGTGCAGCAAAAATACTAAACGGTACACCGGACTTAAAACTAAAATCCGCAAAAGCATTTTTTATGCCTTCAATACCACCACCATCAGCGACAGGGTCAACCTCTAGGTTCTCAAACTTGTCGTTTACAGTGTCATCGGTGACGTAGATGCTTCTTTTTATTCTAAGCGGGGCAGGACCGACGACACTCTCTAAAATTCCATCCTGACCGGGCACAAGATTTTCTACCAGCCAAGCAAGTGGTGACGGAGCAAAAGTCTGACGACCCTCTCCTGGAGGGATAAATACAGTGTCAGTTTTTTGCTCCGTCGGTCCACCCACAGAATCACCTCATTTAGAGAGTAATCTCATAATGCTTCTTCTTCCATGCCGCTGAAAGCTTATCATAAATGTTTTGTGTGCCCTTCAAACTTGGCTGTGATTTCAAAACACGAGACCGCCAAGACATGTACTTCTCTTCTGCCCACGGCGCCGGAATATCGTAAATTGTTTGAGATGCTACCAACTCTGCTTGCTCTGGATCTTCAACAGGAACATCTTCGTCATCACCCCGAAGAATTTCTTCTGGTGGGAACCAGCCAACCTTATCAGCGTCAAAGACCCAACCCTTAGGCATCCAGTCATGAACTGACCGATGCTCAACTGAGCCGCTAACAAACTCAACACCATTTTTGGTCATCAAAGTAGCCGTCCATGTAGGTGAGTCTTCGGTGTTACCCAAAACACTTACCACCATGGCTTCCTCGTATTGATTGATAAGTGTCTTACGGAACATGATCGTTCCTACTTGAACTCGGGGGATAGCTGTAAGCGTCGGATAAAATTTTGTCATCGTAAATACCTCTTAGTCTTCTAGTGGAGTTGAACCGAACTTACCGTAACGGTGCCTTCCAGCGTAACCTAAAATTGGAACGGGTTCGACAATTCCTCCAGGATTACCGTATCTATCCCGAAAAACGCGAACTAAATCCATGTAACGATTAAGGTGAGCCTGTGCACTTACCTGATCATTTCCATCCACCAAACTAATGTAATATAGTGCCAACTCCAATAACGTCGGCACGGCCTCTGGGTGTATGGGTGCTGTATCTTGGTCGTTGATGTATTTTTTCGGTAACCGAGAAACGCGAAAGTCCAACTCATACCGCGCATCTTGATGAGGAAAAACTTTCCATGCATAGTAGCCAGTGCTGTGCTTTAAGGTGCGGTGATAGTCGTATAGTTCCTTACCCGTCCAAATAATTCTTGCTGCTGGCTTGTCATTATTGCCTAAGTCACTGATTGCTTTTGGCATTGCTGCGGCAATAGACGTGTCCGACTCAACCTTTTCGCACATGTCATAAGTCGGCTCAACTTCACACAACAAGTGAAATCTTTGATTCGTTTCTACCGCGTTATATGTGCCTCGACCTTTCTCATTCGCCTCAAGATGCGCCACATAATACCGAATCCGCAAACCCGAACGCCCGAATCGAACATCAGCGTCGTCACCAAAACCAAGCATTTGATCAATGTTTGTGGCTGAAATAACTAACGCAGAGGATTGACCGCTGGTGCTCTGCTTGAACACTGTCACAGGAGATGGAGCACTCTCAAACTGAGGGTCGTGAATTCCCGAATAATTGTTTTCGCCCGTCGTTATCGTACCTTTTTTGTACGCCCAAGTAAGCCCGTATGAACTGTTTTGTTCAATGTCTCCGCCAGGAGTAACCATTGGCGACTGACGCCAATCCTCATTTTTTCGACCCCAAACATAGGTGTAACAAATTGCCCAAGTACCTCGGCGAAGACCTTTTAGATCTGTCCACTTATAAACGTCAGGCAAAGGATCTTTGCCCCCACCCGAAGCAGCCGCAGCGCTGGCGGTGGACAAAATATCTGAGTACACTTCATTTTCAGACGTTCCCTCCGTCTGAGTTTGGTCAGCGTCAACTTCCATTGCTCGAGGCGGTTCTGTCGGAGCACGAAGCTGAAAATGGCGACCACGCCAACATCGAAAAGGGCGACCTTTTGAGTTGCCCTGATAATCAAGCATATCCTGACGAGACGCACCAGCAGTATCAATTTTCCATACTTGTTGACGTGTGCCATCAAAAATACGCGCTGGCTCCATCAAATCCGTAACGTCGTCATCGACAAAAAACTCAGGCTGATGCAACCGAAAAGCAAGGCCCTGAGTCGTAGCGTTATTGTCTATTGTAATTAAAGAAATGTAAGGTCGGTCTATTGTAACGAAATATGCCCGATACCAAGTAGACGAATCTGTCTGGTCAGGCTTTACCAACTGACTAAAAAACTCAACGCATTGACGACGGTGAATTTGACCCTTCGCATCCGTGATTTCGATGTGCATGATACCGTCCCATTCACCGGTATCTCGAGGGTTCCAAGTCGTATCACTTCCAGGACTAAGAAGATTATTACCCGCGTAGTTAACGAACTGAAGCAACCGTTTATCACTATCAGCCGTTAAAACACGGGCCTTTACCGTGTCATCGGTGCTGACAACATCTGGATACAAAACAACGGTTTCTTCGTCAGGCAACAAGGCCTGAGGCACGTCATTTGCCATTCTATCGAGAGCAACGTTTAAAGAATCTCGAATACGTTTGTCTTGCGTTTCACCTGAAGAATCCCAAGAACGCATTGCGTACAGTTGTCGTCGAAGCATAGCTAAAGAAACATTCATTGGGCCTCCAAAAGACGAAGGGGGCGGAGCCCGAAAGCCACGCCCCCTAAGTGTATCACGTAGTCAACTATTACAGTAGACCAATCAAACGAGCACGAATAGTGCCACTAACTGGAGTGTCAGTCGTGCTAAGCGCACGACCAATCAGATTGCCTGCCGTAGTATCATCGTCTACTTGCCCCGCAGAAACGCCACCGTTGGTGTCCAGGAACTGGCCCACGGTAATGCCTGCAGCACCATTGACAACGCACTCACCCTGGACGAGAATCCAGAAATAGTACTCATCGGTTACGCCTGTTTGGGCTACACCAACAATGTCAAGAGCGTTCATGCCTGTAGATGCCGCAGGTTGAACCATGTACGATTCAGGACCACTACCGCCTGTCCAAATAGAACAGCAGTCGTAGATATCAATGGCTTCTTTTGCACGAACAAACATCCAAGTACGGTCACCCTTGAGACCAAGGGCAGTACCATCTGTGTGCTCTGCATCAGCGGTTTCATCCGCTGGCTCAACACGCAGTGTACCAATAGGATATCGCTCATCTTCATGAGTTTGCGTCCAAAATGGCTGAGAGTCTTGGCCGTCAACAATGTTGCCGCCAGTACTAAATTCATTTCCTTGTGCCATGATGTACCTCCTTAAATCGCGCCGCCAGACACACAGCCCTGCGCCGGAAGCTTGGTGCAGATCAGGTTGCCTTGCATTGCAAAGATTGCAGTCACCACGTCTTGATCGCCAACCCGCTCCTTGAACTCCGATACATTCGGGGCTTCAAGCATTGGGAACTCGATGTAGTCCGTGTTGAGCATGTAAGTAACACCATCATTGGCTGGAGCAGAGAAGTTGCTCCGATCCAAGTCGATAGATGAGGTGACTGAAGCAAGACCAAGGCTCAGAGCCATAGTGTTGCTCTTGTCAATCTTATCATCAACAAGTGTTACGCGAACGTTTTCACTTCGAGCATCTTCGAAGTTAGTGTAAGTGTCGTCGTCCATGAAAATCATGTCTGGACCCTTACCGATACCACCAGCATAGTGAGCGCACTGACGATAAGTCTTACGCAATTGAGTCATGCCATCAGCGCTGAAAGCTGTGATGTCATTGTACTGGTTGAAGTGGAAGTAGCTGTTGCTCTTCGTCACGTTTTGAACTTTTTGGTTTTGTGATGTAGGAACAACAAAGTCAAGAAGACCATGAGTTACACCAGTTCCGATACCGGTACTAAATTCACCGTTAAAGGTTTGGAAACCTTGAAGTTCAGCCGTGTTGAAAGCCAAGCCGCGACTCTGACCTGTAAGCAGGTACTTGTTGAGATCAGCTTTTGCTGCTTCCATAGCGGTTTGCGGATACTCTTCAATCAAGCGAATGATCGCCAGCTTGCCAGAGTTCTGAGCAAGTTCACGCTTAGGAATGTTAATCGCCATAACCAGACGATGAGGCTCAACCTCAAACTTCCGAATTTGTTGACGACGGGTCATGTTCAGCAGTTCGTCACCGACGTAGACACCAACACCGCGAGCAGGAGCGCCACCGGAAAAGGAACGTTCAATCTTAGTTCCGCCTTCCATTGGCATGCGTGCTTTCGAGTTAAGTGCCTCGAACAGTTCATTACTGCGAACAAACGAGTTTACCAGGGGTCCACGGAGGTCCGCGAACGTGGTATTCAGTAGTTCAGTACTGATAGTCATTTTGTTCTCACATAAAGTGTTACAGGGATTTAAACGATTCTCACGCCTGCCCGGTGCGTTTTGCTGGACCCAAAGGGCTACCCAACCGCAATTTAGGTGCGTGTTTCAGGTTTACATTATTAAGAATAAAAGTGCAAACACTTTCATCCAAAAACTTTTTACGTGATAAAGTTGACACATGGCTAATGCTCAGAAAAAACAAACCGAAGAAATTGGCGGCGCAGAGTTTGCTGACGCTCCTGGATTACATCAAGGCAAAATTAGAGCCTTATTTTCTACGCCCGATGCATTTGTCTCAATGTGTCAGATTGTCCGAGAAGATGAGTCTACAGGCTACATGGAGCCTACGCATACGCAAAAGAAACTATTAAAAGCCTACGACGAAAACAGATGGTTAATGGTAAACAAGTTTCGTCAGGCAAAGATTACAACTGTTTCGGTCATGCTGCTATTGCGAGACTGTATGTATCTCAGCGGTGTCAAGGGCTTGCTTATTGCGGAGCGTCAAGACACAGCGGAAGATATTTTTGAGCGCATACTGTTTGCATACAACAGACTACCCGCTGATGTCAGAATGCCTCTTGCGCCAGGACGAAAGGCGGGTGCGACACAAATGCAATTCATACATGGCGGTGGAATCAAAGTTCTCACTGCTGGGGGGCGCTCGCCTGCAATTGGGCGCTCAATCGACCGCCTTGTCATCACTGAGTTTGGTGAAGCGCAGTGGCAACGAAAAGCTGCCATCAACATATTCCCGACCGTAAACAAACGGCCTAATGCGAAAGTAATTCTGGAGTCTACCCCCGGTCGCGCAGGCTCGCACCATGAGCAAATGTGGCGGTCAGCCCTGGAAGGGTCGAGTAGATTTACGCCGCTATTCCTGGAGTGGTGGGAGGATGACAGTTGCCGCGAAATGGCTGAAGATTTTGAGCCTACGCTGGAAGAACTTGAATACATGAAGCGGCATCAAGGCATGAGTAAGTACAATCTTGCCTTTCGTCGCAGAGGCCTAAACACCGAGTTTGTCGGTGATTCTCGATTGTTTTCGTGTAAGTACCCGTCAGATCCATACGATGGGTGGTTAGGAACTACAAATCCTGTCATGCCCGCAGAAGTTCTTAAGCCTTGGTTGGCAAAAGCAAAAGCAGATCCCGAACTCTCTCCGTGGGGCTGTCGTGAGTTCGAATCACCGCAACCAGGCAGAAGATACTTGGTTACGGCTGACCCCGCTGGTTTCGGAAGCACCGGAGATAAATCTGCGTTGACCGTATGGGATGCACAAGAGTGGCGAGAGGTTGCTTTTTGGGAAGACCGAGAAACGCCCGACAGGTTTGCGCAAAGGTTGAAGCAGATACAGCAACGCTACAATCAAGCGCTGCTAGCGGTGGAGTCTAACGCTACTGCGTGTATCGCAATTCTGAAAGATCAAAGCACAAGAAATCTTTTGTGGACTGACCGAAATCATCCTGGATGGTACGCAACACAAAAACGCGTGCAAGAATCAGAAGCAAGACTTGTTCAAATGCTTAGACAAGGCGACATTCGAATACAAAGTCGGGGCACGCTGCATCAACTATTAAACTACGACGGCTCAAAAAAGAAGCGTGTTAAGGGTGAGGACGGCATCCTTCATCACTTTGATAGGGCTCGAACTGCTGTTATGGCTGCTGATATACTTTCAAAACGACGATTTAATGCGCCAGTAAAAGAAACGGATAACACATATACTAGTGGACAAGTTACAATCAGGCAGCTTGATGACCACAAACGAAAAAAACGGCAGGCTGCAACCTCCCCGTTCTCACCCGCTTCACAAATTTGGAGATAACAATGCCAGGTAACAAATCATCATTTGTTCCAAACACAACGCCGAAAAAAACGCCCGATAGTCCAACTCAGGCTGAAATGCCACAGGCCAGATCGGAGGACAAAAAAAGAACTGAGGGCGCGACAAGCATTACCGGCCAGCCTCTTGAGGGAGAGGCGCTGGAAAAATTTAAAGGTCTTTACGAGAAATCTGCGATGGTTCGCGCTTCTTACAACCCAGACGGCTCGTTAAAAGCAGACGTCGAAAAAATCACGGAGTAATGATGTCTATTTTTTCAAGAGAAAAAAATCTCGAAGAGATGAAAGATACTGAGTATGCTCGGGTCACAGGTTTGAACCCAGAATATCGAAGACACGCATATCAAGAGCCTATTACGCCACCAAGACCGGGCATTATTCCAGGGCTCGCAGGTCTTGCTCGAGGGGCGTCCAGTATTATGGATTTGTTTTTTAACGCGAAAAAATTGGCTCGGGCCGAGGATAACAGGGCGAGAAAACGAGCGTTAGATAATATTGGCAAAATGGATCAGACATAAAAATACAGGTGATACATGGCCTCAAAACTATCAAAGTTGATTGACCGTCATTTAGACTTTTACAAGCGCTCAGAAAAGACGCAATTCGACAAAGCCCGTCGATTTTATCGGGGAGACTTTTTCGGAACAACTGACAGCGACTTAAACTCGTCTAAATTGAATTCGTTTTTGTGTTCTAAAAACATGATCTATGCGATTGCAGACACGGCGGTCAGTGCTTTGTTAGGGCCAAATCCTAACGTTGCAGCAATTGCAAGAACGCCCAAATCTCAAGACGCTGCAACATCAGTTACGGGATTGCTGGAATATATTTTTCACGCAAATAAATTTCGGAGAAAGGCATCAACAGCCCTTATCGATGCCGTCTTGTGTAAGCGCGGTGTGTTTAAAACTGGATGGGATGCAAAAAAGGACATGCCTATTGTCCGCGCTGTGAACCCATCTACGCTCTTTTTTGACCTAACGGCAAGAGATGCTGACGACATTCGATACTGGATTGAAGCCACGGTTATTTCTTTTGAAGAATTTAAGGATCGTGTCCGATCGGGATTGTACAAAGCCGAACTTGTGAAAGACGTATCGCCAGACAGATACCCAAAATGGTTGATGGATCGAAATCAACAAAGTGACACACAACAAGTGCGTGACGCGTTTCAGTGGGTCACGATTTACGAGTACTACGATCGCGAACGCGGAATTATTCAGCATTACGTAAAACAAGCTGACGCAGTCGTGTTCGAAGATAAAATTGACTACATTCCATACTCAATGTTTAGCCTCAATCAATCCGGTGTAGATTGTCTTGGGCTCAGCGAAGTTCAGTTGGTTTTGAAACAACAAGAGACTATCAACGATCTGCTGACACACATGAAACAGATCACATACCTACAGATACCTCGAGTGCTCTACGATTCTGGTCGGATTACCGAAGAGGATCTAAACAAAGCTGTAGAGGCAAGCGCTGGATCTTTTATCGGAATCAACCCCTCAAACAGCGAAGCACTCAGAACTCTTGCGACTTTGTTTTACGAAATGCCTCAACCCCAAAATCCTGCGGGCGTACAAGAGTTTGTTGCCCGCCAGGAAGACGACGCTGCTTTTATTTCAGCGCTTGCTGAAGCCGCTCGAGGACAGGTTGTGGGCGCTCGAACCGCTACGGAAATGGCAATTATTGATGCGCAAATGAGAACACGACTCGCTACAAGAGAAGGTCATCTCAACGATGCTATTGAGGACGTTGCACGAAAGATTTTTTATCTCAGCAAAAAATACATGCGTGAACCGCGTCTTATTCGTATTGCGGGTGACCGACGTTGGGCTGAGTTGGCACACAAAGACTTGGTCGATGTTCAAGTTGACTTTGAAATGGTTTCGTACAACCCAATTCGAAAGAACCCTGGAATTATGCTTGAAAGCCTTTTGCAGTTGATTCCATTCCTCGCGGAAAACCCGAACGTAGATGTTAGAAAACTTACAGAAGAAGTGATTTCTGGAATGGGTCTGTCTCGTAGAATAATTATTCCCGAGGCAGAATTAGAGGCGATAGCAGCAGAGGCAATGGAAGAACAGGGTGCAATGGCTCAAGCACAGTCACAGGCAAGCTTGGGTGGTGCCGCAGGGGGCGAGGCTTACTTACAGGCTCAGCAATTAGCCAAACTACAAGAAATGCTGGAGCAGTTGCCGCCTGAAGAGGCGGCACGAATCAGAGAGTCTGTTGGCGCTCAAGCAGGATTAGACATTCCATCCCCACAAGACATTGCACCAGGTGGAGAAGCCTAATGTCTTTGTCTAAACGCGATAAAATACGTAAGGCATCGCTTCTCAAGAAACACAATCTTGAGGGCGTAAACAAGCCTAAACGGACACCAAATCACCCGAAGAAAAGTCACATTGTTCTGGCTCAAGAAGGTAGTCGACTTAAGTTGATTCGATTTGGTGAACAGGGCGCAAGTACCGCAGGTAAGCCTAAGAAGGGTGAAGGCGATCGAATGAAGAAAAAGCGCAAAAGCTTTAAGTCTCGACACGCTAAGAACATCGCCAAAGGAAAAATGAGCGCGGCGTATTGGGCCGATAAGGTGAAGTGGTAATGGCTACGTTCCAAGAAATGATGGATGAAATGCGTCAGAACGCACAACAATCTGATGCGTGTCCGGCTGCAACAAAAGACGTAGAACTAAACTTAGAGAATAGGCAAAAAGCGTTAGACACCAAAGAATACGGACCAGCTAATCCAGGACTCGACGCTGAAGGTGGTAACCAAGAGTTTTGGCAGCGTTACGCAGATAGATTTAACGATACCGTAGAAAACGTAATGACCATGCGTTGCGGTAACTGCAGTTTTTTCGACACGTCGGAACAAATGAAAGAATGCATTGAATCAGGTATCGGTGACGAGGGTGATCCCGAAGCAGCCGTTGATGCCGGTGAGTTGGGGTACTGCTCAGCCCTTGATTTCAAATGTGCATCTCAACGAGTTTGCATCATCTGGGCAGGGAGGGCAGAGTAATCGTGGCAAAGAAGTCTGAAAGCAAAGTGAACGAGGCGGGTAACTACACAAAACCTGGTATGCGTAAACGCTTGTTTAAGAGCATCAAGGCAGGAAACAAGGGCGGTAGAGCCGGTCAGTGGTCCGCTCGAAAGGCCCAATTACTTGCTCTGAGATACAAAAAGAAGGGCGGAGGTTACAAAAACTAATGGCTCTCAAAGCACCTCAAATGTCCTTAAAAAAATGGACTAAGCAAAAATGGCGCACCAAATCCGGCAAGCCAAGTGTGCAGGGACCAAAGGCTACGGGAGAGGTGTATGCTCCGTCAGCAACATTTAAATCGGTAAGCCGAGGAAAAATCGCAGCCGCGACACGAAAAAAACGGGCTGCAACACGGGCGGGCAAACAACACGCTAAACATGGATTGCACAAAGGAATGAATCGATGAGCGACAACGATAAAAAGAAACCAAAAAAAGAATATACTCCTGGCGCAAAGAGACAACAAATACGAGAAGTTGCAGGGTTTAAAATAACCAAAAGTGGCGTGAGGATTCCAATCGGAAGTTCGACACTTACTTTGAGCGGAAGCATACCTAAACAGAAAGTTTCGGCCAAAATAAAAGTACCTTTCGACGGACCAAGAAAAGGCCGGAACATCGCAGGTAAAAAGACGTCAGGGAAAACATGAGTTTTAGAACAAACAATATTGAATGTACTGGCTGCGACTTCTTTGAGTACGAAGTGTTTTACCGTACCTCAGAGGGTCCACCCGACTGCCCTGAGTGCGGCAGCAAACGTAAGATGAGTTTCAAAGGCTTTACATGCGCTATCCATGGTCAGGGACCAGGATCATTCGCCGCAGTCGACTTTGGCGTACTCGGCAAAGCCGAAACCAAAGAAGACTACGACCGCTGCATCAAAACAATCGAGAAGCGCTTCCCCGGTAAGAGGGTGAACATTCAAGGTGAATCCGAAGCACAAAAATCTGAAAGGCTCGACACGATGCGCCACGGTAGTTGGCAACGAAAAAAGGCGCAGGGACTCAACGACAAGATTATTAAAGAAGTGTCTACACACAAAAAACGCTTGGCTTCAGAAGGTCGAAGCGAAAACCGTAGCCCCGCACAATTGGTAGGTAACAAGTAATGCCTGATCCAAGCACACGAAGTTTATTGTCCGATATTGAACTTGTTGAGTACGCACATCATATTGCGGCACAAAAAAACAGGTCTCTTAGAGAAGTAAAAGACGATACAATCAGGGACGCTAAGGTCGTACAGGACAGAACGACAGGCGAACAACTAAGCGTACCCAATAAATTCATCCGATCTATCGGTATAAACTCTGCATTTGAACTAATGCGACCTGATTTATTTCAGGAATATCAACAACAAAATTAATAACCCCACTGGTAATCTTACCAGTATGCAATAGGATAGTATCATGGCTGCAGAAAAAGAAATGTCACCTGAAGAGGATGCCGCAAAACGAGATGCTTTAAAGCAGCTTCTTGATGCGGGTGATGCGGAAGACGCAGCAGATGCTCCTGCCGCTGCCGAGGGCGCGGAAATGGCGCAAGAAGGCGCTATGGAAGAGCAAGAGGGTAAGGTCGAAGAGGCCGAAGCAACTGAAGGTGTTGACCTTGCACCCCTCATGGAAACATTGGGCGCGACAGAAGAGCGCGCACAAAAACTTTATGATGCAGCACAACAGATTCCGAACCTTGCTGGTAAGACACCACAAGAATTGTCGGATATGATTGCTTCTGATTTTGATGTCCTCATGCAGCTTGAGATGGCCGCAGCCCGTGGTGACGGCGGTGCGATGGGCGGGCCTCCTGCTGGGGGAATGCCACCGGCAGGACCAGAAGGTATGCCTCCCGGTCAAATGATGCCGCCAGAGGGTATGTAGTATGTGGGAAGAGGACAACGAAGCTGTTGAGGGCGAACAGACCGAGGTCACAGAGGCAACTGAAGCGGCAGAGCCTGTAGAGGCTGCAGCAGAGGTTGTCGAAGATACGACTGAGGCCGCACCCGAGGTTTTTGACTGGAACGGGGAACTTGAAAGTCTTCGCCAGGAACAATGGTTCAACGAACTTGATGAAAACATGCAGGGCTCTATGCTCCAAGGGTTTGAAACCAAGTATCAAAACTGGGCTCGCGGATATCAAAAGAAGTTCGACGAACTTTCAAATCAACGTAGAGAGGCCGACAGAACTCTTGAGAAGGCACGAGCACAAGAGTTGAAGGTGATGCAGTGGCTTCACGGAGACGTGGACCCAATGGTTGAAAAGCAAAAAGAGGTAGAAAGCCTTAAGATTGCGCACCAATCAGCCCTCGAAGCCCTTCGTGAGAGAGCAGAAGCAGAACACGAAAAGATTAAATCTAGTTTTGGTATAGAACTTGAAAAGGCTGTGCAGGAAAGAGATGCGGCAATTCAACAGCACGTCGAAGTTCAAAAGCAGTTGGAACAGTTTGAAACTGCCATTACAGAACGAGAAGTTGATCACATCGAGGAATACCTCACAACTCACGCCTCTGACGTATATGAAAATGACGAAGCATTTGAGACATTCCTAAAGGCTTGGAAGAGTGGATTTGATATCGATCAGTCACTTGCAATGACTCGATCATTGATGCCTGAACCAGAACCAGAACCCGAGCCAGAGCCTGAACCAGAACCCGAGCCCGTGCCAGAAGGTATGAAGCTTATGAATATGAAGCCAGATACCGCAGCCGCAACGGAGGGTGGCAACCCTCAGACGTTCGAAGAAATGATGATGGCTTTGAAGCGCGCTGGCCAAAGAGAAGCAGACATTCTGCGTAACGCATAAATAAAAAACCCCCGACGGCCTAAGCTATCGGGGGTTTTTCTTTGTCTAACTATCTTATGCGTACTGATACTTAATGTACGGACGAATTACTCCAGCAGAGATCGTCGCGCTGCATTGGAAACGGTAGTACAAGGTCCGTGCCGTTGCTGTGTACAGCGGGAACTTAGCTACAATTGACATTGAAGCACCAGCCTCACCTTGAGAACCGTTAGCAACCTGCATCGACTCACCAATCGCTGAAACACCAGCGGTTACATAGTTAGTGTCAGCAATCACTTCTTGCCCGTCAGAAGCAGTGCCCACACGAACAACAATGTTCGAAGACCCAACAGTCGCGGTAGTGGTTACGTGTCCGATATCAGTAATCAAGGTTCCCGCAGGCTGAACGAGTTGTACCTCAACGTCGGTTGCCCCGGTGTGGTCGAATGTATGTGATTCGTAAACGATACCGTCAGTCGAGGCAAAAGCTTGAGGTGCGAGCAAGATTTGTCCCGTAGACGCGTCAACAGTCAAAACTGTACCAACCTTCGTGGCCGAAGTTCCAGGCGTCAAGCTGAATGCTCCTGGAGTGTCGGACAAAAACACAGGCGCACCAATAACAGAGCCCGCAGTATTTACACCCGTCGCTAGTTTCCACGGCACGGCAACAGGAGTGTAGTCAGCAGATGACGCCTTATAGTCAGCAACGTACAGCAAACCTTTGTTCAAAGTGTCTGCGCCGTCAGCGTCAGCCTTAGCAACCTTAAGAAAGTCGCCTTCGACACCGGTAACACTAATAATATCATCCGCGGCAATAGCTTCCGAACAGTACACCTTGACGGCGTTTGAACGGTGCTTGGTTACACCTGGGTGGATTTGAGTTTGTTTAAATTTAGCCATTCGATTCTCCAGTCCCTCAAGGGAATTTCAATACGCAAAATCGCGTGGCACTACTATATCACGTTTTAGTAGTCCCACTCATCTTTATTGCCTTGCTTACGCGTACCGCATCTTGACCGTCAGGAGCATACAACTCAATCGTCCCTTTTTTGTTCATGACGCCTATCGCTGGGCGCCCATCTGAGTATGTAGTTACGAATTTATCACCGGGACTCAGGTTACTCGGACCCGAAACTTTGCCTCGAGAGTCTTTTGGAAAGAATACTGGATATTCCTTCCCTCCGGGGAACAGACCAGATTCATCCGGATATTTTAGGTCACTCTTTGGATCATAGTACACGCCACCGCGCTTGACTGGACGCTTCGGCATCTCAGCGCGACGTTTAGCTATTGACTCAAGTACGCCCGAAAGGTTGTTATTGGTAAGGGCGTCAGCCTGCGGATCGCTACGAATCATAGCGTTAAGTTCATTCTCAAGATCGTCTAAGAGTTCATATTCAGCTTGCTTACCTTTAGCCGCACTTAATCTCATTCGACTATCCTCAACAAATTTCTTATACTTTCCAGGATCAGCCTGTTGAATGGTTTTAGCCGCCTTGGTCGACTTCGTTAAACTACCCACCGACTCACCATCGGATCTTTTCACCAGAGCATCTAATACTTTACCTGGTAGGTTTTCGTATAAATACTCTTCCTTACTCAAAGCTGATTGCTTAGCAGCGTCTCGCTCAACTCGACGAATTTGCTTAAACGTATCCATATCTTCGATAGAAAATTCAGCTTTTACTGCGTCTAAATCTGATAAGTCACCTCGTCGGGCTTCGCGCTCGATGCGAGCAATTTCTTTCATCGCATCAGGATCGCCCTTAAATGTGCGCTTCACTTCGTCCAGGTTCTCCAAGACCTCACGCTCAGACATTGTCGGGTAAGAATCGCGCTTAGCCTGCTCAAACATTTCATCTTCGAAAAACTGACGATCCCTGCTCGCTTGATCCTTCGCGGCTTCAACCTGATCAAGATAGTCGGCCCGGTCACCAACAAAACCACCTCGAGCAGCGGCTTGCTCTTCCCGAACCCCACGCTCAAATGCCTCTTGCGCGTCCAGATCGAAGTCAGGAGATTTCTCCAAATCACGAGCCCTCTGCGTCATAGTTCTTGCATCTTTTGGTTTTGACTCAGATATCTGAGCACGACGACGAGCACGCAAAGAGTCACGATCTACTTTTTCCGTCGGCTTCGGCTTACGCCCCTTACGAACAGGACCACTCGCTTCACGCTTACCCTGCTTCAAAGACAGCAAAAAGTCTGGATCAACATCAGGCAGGTCCTCTGCTGTAATCAGAGAACTCTCATCTAAAATATCAAATCCACCTTCATCATTGAGAACAACACGCTTGTTGTTTTCGCGCATGTCGAGCAAAAACTCTTTTACCTGATCATCGTTTTCTGGAAGCCCCTTCGTAAGGTTTGTTTCTTGGTTTGCCCGAATAAACGCAAGTTCACTGTCATTCCAATTCGGCTCACCTATAAGGGCTCTACGACGCGCAGCTTTTAGTGCCTCTCTCGCTGCACGATCCTCGGTTTGATAACCCGCACGCCTAATCGCAGCTTCAAGAGGATCAAAAGAGGCTTCGGCTAGTTGGCCTTTTTGTTGTTGTAACTCTTCATACTCACGAATCTTTCTTTGGTGCGCGTACTCAGGACCTCTTAGAGGCTCAGCCGCTTGCCCACGAGCGCCTTCTAAATAAGGCTTAGGCGCCGTACCCACGTCATAAAAGTCTTCGTCTGTAAGTTTCGGTTCAGGAGTCTCTGCACGCACTTTAGCGGGCAACCTGCGATAAGCCGCACGACGCTTCTCCAAATCTAATCGGGCACCAGGACGAAGCTTTCGGGCACGAGTAATTTTCCCTTCAGCATCACGAGAGAAATAAGTTTTCTCGTACTCTAACGGTTGACTCACAGAGGTCGCTTCATCTGCTTCCTTTTGCACCATTTTCAGTGCTCGATCCTCTCCCTCAAACGACGCACGCGGGTCATCAGAGATCTTGCTCCTTTTCTTGGTGCGTGTTGCGTATGCCGCCTCGCTACGCGCCTGACCCATTACATCACCAGCCTGACGCTCAGCATGCTGTGCGTATGACTTCATTGGAGCCTCAAGACTTTTCCTCGCCTGTTCAGGAGTCATCTTGCCCATCTTCACCAGATTTACATGCTGACGCATGACCGAACGAGCAAGGTTTGCGGCTTTGGTGTCGGGATATGCCTGAAGCGTTTCAAGCGCATCTCCAGGAATTAAATCCTCTAAAGGATTTTTAGCCTTTGGTTTGTTTGTTGCAGCCAAGTATTTAGCCGCCTCTTCCATTTTAGGCGCTAATTCTTTAGCTGCCTGCTCCCCGGTAAGTTCACCCGCCGCAACACGAGATTGATATTGTCGATACAAATCCCTTGTTTCTTTTGTTACTTTAGACTCAGGATACTTACCCAATACTTTTGCAGACTTTGCAAGCAACCCAATTGGTATCAAAGGCAAAGCAGCGGCAGCAACACCCATTGCAGCCTCGGTTCCTGCGCCCTCTTCACCCATCATATAACGGGCGCCAGCCCCTCCAGCGTAAAGTAAGTCACCAAAAAAACCAGTTGCTTGACCAGACAGTGTGGGGGCTAAACCGGCGTAACTTAGCTGTTCACCCCTATCTTGAATTCTTTGAGCGATCTCTCGCTTACGCATATCATCAACAAGCTTCTGAACTTCTGCATCTTCAGCGCGCTCATCACGGAGCATCGAAAAAATTTCATCCTCCGTCATAGGCTTGTCTTCTGTAATGCGAACCTTGGGCTCTTCTGTAATGCGAACAGTGGGCTCCCCTACCGACAAAACAGTGCGTGCGGGAAACCGAGCGGACGTTCCCTCACGCTCGGCACGCATTAGGCGATCATATTCACTCATATCTGCCACGACTACTTACCTGGTAAAATCGATTTTCTGCGTCGAGAAAGTGCTGCCGCCATTGAAGGCGTAGAAACTTTACTACCAAAAATATCAGACGGTGCCGCAGTAGGAGAACCACTAAAGTCTACTCCCTCGTAAAGGGTACCCTTTCTCTTTTTCTTTTTGTACCGACGCTTACCTTTTTGATACTTTCCAAACGGGGTAACCACTTTAAACGCCATTAGAATTCTCCCTGAGACCAAACAATAACATAACTAACCTGTATTTTTAAGGCCGTAGTTATCTTTTGCCCACCCCTCACCTTTAAGAGCAAAACTAGTTAGCGCAACTTTCTTGTTCATTTGCTTACTACACTTCGTGCAATCAGGCCACCGGTCACCGAATTTTTGGAGCACTTCAGCGGTACAACCGCAAGCGTTACACTCGAATACGTATAAAGGCATAATACAAAAATCTCCCAAAGATAAGACTATATAGTATGTGGCGAAAGTTGACACACTACATAGAGAAACGTTACCCTGGACGAGACCGCCAGGTCAGTCCGACAAATTTAGCGCCCGATCAGTACCTCTCCACTGGTCGGGCGTTTTTTATTCCATAAAAAGTTTAATCTTTAACCGTCGATGGCAGTGTAACTTTGGGTGTTACGTCGTCGATTTGATCAAGCGTTGCTCGAGCCATTCGGCGCTCGATACCCCCACGACCATCCCCGATTATCAAATCTGTTACTGTAGGGTCAACATTCTGGCGAATCATTTCTCCGTAAGCTTCTTTCATTTCACTACTTGGCGCAGACAAATAACTTTTGTACAAACCAGCCAAGTACGGATCTTTTTCAATTCCGTAACGTTCCATCAATGACTCAACGGGCTCGGATTCAGCCGCAATACGTTGGGCCGCAATAGCAGTTTTATATCGTTTTTGTTCTTCGTCAGTACCCTTGGGCACACGAAAACCGCCAACCTCTTCTCTTTTTTTGTACTTATCAGACATCAGTATTTCTTGTGACTTCCGTACGGATTGTGGTCACCATACGACTTATGTGGCTTCTCATCGGACTCATTATCAGACTTATCTTCTGAATCGTCAGAATCATCTGAACCATGTTCCTTACCGTACATCTCTTCGCAAATCTCCATAAGCTTATCCGCTTGACCTGCGTGCATCTTAGAGGCTTTGTAAAGTTCCTTGGCCATTTCTTTCATCGCCATGTGAGGATCGTCCGAATACTTGTCATCCTTTTTGGATTCACCCATATCCTCGCCCATCATCATCTTTTTCTTGGCGCTGACAAAAGAATCGCCGCCGAAATCGGGCATATCTTCGCCAAGCACCTCTTTTTTCGCCATAATAATAAGTTTTGGTCCAGATCCGTGCATGATGCTTCCTATATTAGCTATTTGAGCCCGATATTGCGCTACCAGCTACGATTCGGGCCAATCGTTCGTCGAAATCCACGTCTACTGTAACACCTACGCGGGCTTCAGTGGACTCTGACTGCGGTGTTATCCCACATCTGTCCAATATGGCCTCAGATGCCTTGACTCGGTCCCGTGGTTGCGCACCTACGTCCGTTGCCACCTCTAAAAGCGCGCTCAATGCGGCTTCTGCCGCCTCTTGTAGCCCCTCACCCAACACTTTTTGGCGCCTATCCGCCCCATCCTGGATGGCCTCCACAAATTCGGGCTCTTTTGACCACGACCACACCGTAGTTGGGCGGATTCCAAGACGCCTTGCTGTGGTTGCTACGGTATATCCGGCGCCGAGTAGACTTTTTGCGGTGTCTTTTAGGGCTTCGTTGGACCCAAAACGTGTTTGTTCTGCCAACATAGCCACAACTTCCGCCTCCCCTGCAGGAACAACGGTGCTCGGCACCAATTGTAGCCCTTCAGGAGACGGTAAAGTAGGCTCAACGCGCTCTGATTCGTCTTCCATACACCCACATTACCCCGACAGAAAACTATTCACAAGCCAACACACCTAAACTACTCTTCAGATTCACCGTTAGGCGCGATAAACTGACCAATAAAAAACTCTGTTGCATCTTCTTTGCCTTCAATGGGCGAAAAGTCCTCTACGGGAAACTTTATACCTACAGGTTGGAGGTCAAATGACGCAATAAATGGTGTGTGGGGCCCCGCCCAACAACCTTCAATGTTGTAGCAGAAATAATCAAGCGCCTGTTCATACGAAGCGCCTTTATCCATCAGTATCTGGAGACACTTTTCGCGATCGTACAAGGCCAGTGGCTCGGTACCACAACGTGCAATCATACCAACCAGAGCATCGTCAAACCCATCATACATAATTGCTTCTGGATTCAACTCTTCTAAAGTCGAAACAATATCTTCTGGTGTCGAGATTTGAATACTCATCATCCTCCCCAACCGTGCGGAACTATATGACCTGGTCCGTATGGAGTTTCTTGAACTTTAATTACTTTACCTGACCTATCTTTACCGTCATACGCTTCTACATCTTGTAGTGACGGGTCAGGAGACCAATAAAAAACCATAGTCTCGTCACCAGACCGACCCCAATAACGACGCCAACCCTGACGATCGTAGTAAGAATGAATATCAGCCTGAATCTCAGGGATTCGCTCTGACTCACGCCATACGTGCCAACCCTCAGGCAGGCGAATCAAACCAGAATTGTCGAATTCAACTTCTTCAGCTACCTCAACAGGAGTTGGTTCATCAGAAATATCAGAGGCTTTTGAGGTGTGGGAGTTGGTAGCGCTCGCCTTGGCGGGAGCCCCCGGTGGGGGTGGTGCGAGAGACCGGGCCTTCAAACCCCGAACCAGCGCCAAACGAGCAACGGTTTCGCGGGTAACAATGATGCCAAGTTCCCTGACAGCGTCAGAATCGCTGACGATCGGGACAAGTTCGTCCAGTTTGGCAAGGATTTGATCGTCGATCGGAACTTCGATTGTTTGCACTTGGGCCTCCAGACAAAGAACCTACCACGAGCCGCTTGTCGTGACAAGGTGGTAATACCATTACGGTAAGGTGTTTTGAGAAATGTGTCCGGTCGAAGAAAGGGCTTTCCAATTAAGGTACCATGGGGGTTGCGATTGGGTGTACCCCCCCTCCCCATGCGGCTTTCTTGAATACCATCCGGCGAATCAAACTTAATCCAAGTACGACGTTTCGCGTTGGTGGCGAGCCGGCTTCCACAGACAAACCTCTATCCAACTTTTTCCGGCGGGGGGGAAGACGAAATTGGTGGCGTGGTGTCGAAGTCCGTGCGCTCCAGGTTCGACGTGCCCAGGCCTCGTCCTGATCAAGCCCTTCAGTCATACCATGGGGTCGTGCTGAAGCACTCAGAACCCTGGGAAAAACAAAGAGTATTTTTTTTAACCGCAGAAAAAATCTTCCTTTCTTTTTCCCATGAACCTGACCCCATGGAAGGACTGGGTCGTGATCGGGACGGTCCCGGTCACTAAACGAACCTTACGCACCCAGCCTTCTAGTGTTGGGTGTGTTGTATGTAAAGGATGGATGACGATGAGTTCAATGAAAGACGCTTACCTTCGACAACTTCGGCCCATGGACGGCCAGCAAGCTGACCCGCCCGAGCCAAAGGCAGAGACGGCTCCGGCTCACCCGAAGCAGGGTGATCTCTTCGACGTTGCAGACAACCGGGTGCTGTGTCTCAACCTTCTCTCTTTTACTGAATACGAACTTCGTAGGCGGGCTCAGAAGCTTGGATGATTCCACTGCACGCTCATCGGGCTTCGCTGTCCGATGAGCATTCTGTGAAATCCTTCACAATATCAACCACTTAGGAGGCCACATGCTTCGCTACTTCTTCTCTCGTTCTATCCGCATGGTCATTGACTCCGTCGACGACCTTACCATCGCACCCGGCGTCGAAGCCGAAGAAACCCTGTACGCTTTCCGTGACGCAGTCGTTACTGACCTCGTAAGCTTCGACGAATACCTCCCTGAAGATTCGGTCTTCCTTGAGGCACCCGAAGCCCGCAGGTTGCACGACGCTAAGCGCAACGTGTACGTCGCAATCATCGAACTTATCGACGCGCAGATCTCTGCGATCACCCGCTAAACCCTAACCAACATAGGAGGCCACATGGTCTACTCCAAACTCGCTACCTTTCTTCTCTCTATCGATCTCTGTACTGACGTCGACAGCCTGGTTGAGCAATACGAACTCATTCGCAATGAGTACGATCTTGCTGGGTACGAAGCAGACGGGAACATCTTGATCGCCGAGTCCGACTACCACGACGCGTACATGAAAACCTTGTGGTCGGTCATGCAGATGTTCGAGATTCGTATCAAGGAACTCGGAGGTCAACTCCCCGGCTACGCAGCTTAATTCCTTTCCGCGCTCATCCGGCTTCGGTCGGATGGACGTTGTGAGTAATTAAACTCTAAACCGTTACACAGCGTAACACACTGTAACACACTCAGTGTTACGGCAAACCGGAGGTTCTATCTACCTTATTCTAAAGTGTAACACTGTAACACACTTTTCCTACTATACCCTTACGTGACGAGACCACGAATGGGTTTAGAGCAACACGCTACGCGCTAAACCCATTCTCACATTCTATATGTACGTCCTCTCCACGATATCCGTGTTACAGTGTTACACCTCGCGATTGTCCAGCTTGTTCCTGCACTCTCGCGTAACACGCATCCTGTTACACAGTGTTACATCATTCAGCCAACTCAGCGAAAAACCAGGTTGAACCGTCGACACTGCGTAACACAGCCTACTCCGTCGAGGCTTTTGACGGAGATCATAGAAACCCCAAACCGACCAGGAGGTCCACATGAAAGCGCTCATCCTTATCGACTCCGCAGAAAACCCCGGCTTCCTCGAAGTGTACGCGTCCATCACTTGCACCGACGAAGACGAATTCCTCGACACGCTCGAATACTACGAATCATCGCAGTTCACAATCTGGCTCACCGAGATCCCAGCCTAAACTCTAACCCGACCAGGAGGTCACCATGGCCGAACACCACCTCAAAGTTCTTTACGTCAACACAGACGGCACCCTTCCCGGCGCCCCAAACCTCAAGCAGATTTGGACATGCGGCCCCGGTCACTGGACTGCAGAGGTCGTTGCAATCTACGCAGAGGCTTCAGACCCCAACGCGAAACCGTACCACACCCATATCGAAATGACGAGAACCGAAGCCTACGACAACTGGCACCGGATACCTCACACAACTCGAACGAAAATTCGTGAGTGCAAAACAATCTCGTTCAACGACTAACCGACCAAGGAGGTCAATATCATGAAACACTTCTACGTTCCACACAATGTGTTCATCAAACAGTTCAGGCACGCAATTGCCTGGAACCCAATCCGTATTCCTTCTTCGTTCATCATCCAACAACTCGCGTAAACGTAGCGTAGATTTAGTTTCCGTTGCGCGTAAAACATCTCGGCCCTTTGGTTGAGAGATGTTTTCCTCTCCACTTCAACAAATTGTGTTGAGTGAATATTAATTGATTCCGCCGGCGGTCGGTCACCGTCATCCCTAAAACAACAACAGGAGTCCAACATGGACAAAATGACAAAGGCGTACATTCGCCGTATCGCAAAGCCACAACTCGTTCCGACCAGTAGCGTAATGCACTACATGGCTCATCACGAGATCATCCACGGCAGTACGTTCGACAAGAACGGCAAGGAGTGGCCCCAGGTCGTAGCCATCATGCTCGTCAATCCAGACGATCGCCAGATGGTTCACTACCACGTCTACTCCGAAAGTCGGAAAGACGTCGAGCGCATCATGAAGATGTTGCCAGTCAAGTACCGGTCGTGGATGCGAGACAACCTGCTCAACGACGCGGGGTTTCACAACCCTGGTCAGTCGCCCGGTTGCAAAGGTCGCAACATCGAGATGCGTTCCACGTACTCATTCGAGAAGCCACCTTGGGTTCGCCCTCCAGTGTTCAACCCGAACGCTCACACCTACGTGAAGGTGGGCGGGATTCCCAACTCCAACCGTCTTGGTCCTTACTACAAGATCAAGCCCAAGAAGGAGCCAGAAGATCAGGTCCCAATGCCTGGCAACAAGTTGTCCAAGCCTGCAGGCGACGAGTCGATTCTCGATCCTTGGGGCAAACGGCACACAGTCGGTGAGGTCAGCGACATACAGATTGACTCAGCACTGGACGTGTTGATGTCATACGCCGAAAAGCAAGGCGCACTCGCTCCAATGCAGGCGTGGGCCGAAGCGATTCGCGAAGGTTACGAACCACCCATTCGGTAGGAAGTAATTGCATTCTCACCAGGCTCTCGGGTCTGGTGGGTTTGTTGTTCCTTTCACCTCCCTAACCCTTAAACAACAGGAGTCCATCGTGGACGATTTCATCATTCTCATTCTCTTCATGCTTGCCTCGACTGGCTTGATCATCTATCTCATCCCCTGGTTCGAACGACGCAGTGCGCGTATTCAACTCCTGGAACTTGAACGCAAGCTTCACTACACCATGCTCTTCGCTCCAATGTGGGATGCGCCCGACGAAGAACACGACCGTTACGAAAACGAAATTACTTGGCTGCGCCGTGAAATGAACTCCATCATGGATCGCCACGGTGTACACCCACTCGACTCAATCAAACCTTTTTAGGAGACCATCATGGCTCGCGAATTCAAAGTAATCGTTGCTGGCTCTCGAACCGCTCGCTTCGACGCATCCACTTACCAATTGCTGGAGCGCAAACTAAACCTCATCCTCGAGAAGAAATCCATCACTCACGACATTGTGATCATCTCTGGTGGCGCCGCAGGTGCCGACTTTTGGGGCGAACTCTACGCCCGCGACTACAACTACAAGGTGAAGCGTTACCCCGCTAACTGGGACACACACGGCAAACGTGCTGGGTACCTGCGCAACGAGGCCATGGCTGCAAACGCTGACGCACTTGTCGCACTTTGGGATGGCACATCACGCGGCACCCAACACATGATCAACATCGCTGCCCAACGTGGGCTTCCTACTCGAATCATTCGCTTCGGAGAATAGAATGTACCTACTTGAAATATCTCAACCAATTATGTTGATTGTTCTTTTGTTCAACACCTGCCTGTTCACAGCCGCTTACTTCACAGCGCTTGACCCACGCAGGCACTAACTTCAACTCAACGTTTCAAAACTGCGGCAGAAAACACCCGGCCACGCAGCGGGTGCAGACGATAGGTGGGCGTCCGGTCTATCGTTCGTATAACTAAAGGACAGGGCGCACTCCCTACACTACCAAGGAGGTAGACATGAATACCGTAATCATCTGTGGCAACCTGGGCAGCGACCCAATCAAGCGGGCAACCGCATCCGGCATGAGCGTGTGCAACCTGAGCGTTGCAACCAACGAAGGCAAGACCGTCAACGGCGAGTGGCAACCACACACCGAATGGCACAACGTCACAGTCTTCGGCAAGACGGCCGACGCTTGCGCCAACAACTTGGCCAAGGGCTCCAAGGTAACCATCCGCGGCAAACTGCGTACACGCAAGTTCACCGACAAGGATGGCAACGACCGCAAGGCAACTGAAATCGTCGCCGACGAGATCGACTTCGTCGCCCGTCCCACCGCTCAAACCCAGAGCGCCCCTCGCCAATCAGCGCCACCACAGCCGACATACAACGGCGATGGCGCCTACGGTGCAGACGATATCCCCTTTTAGGGAGAAGCAGTTTGCGGTCTGCTTTGCTAAAACCGCACTCCCCACCAACACAGGATTCCCAATGTCTCGAACCGACGCGATCTTCTGGATCAACAACAACCCACAGCTTTTAACTTCACTGTTCACAAAATTGCCCGCATCAGCACCCACCCGACAATGCGGCTGCCCACCCGTGCACACGACATGCATGGAAACCACAGGCCCCGGCTCTTGGGTGCCCGCCTGGATCGACCACGACGACGGAAGCAATGACCCAGACTGTCACTCATGCGAAGCACACAACATCGTAGGAACCATCATCAAAATGTGCAACGAGGTCAACCCTCGTGGCCAGGTCACAAGTTCCGATATTCATTGCATGGAAACCGGATACATCGACCCCACTACGTTTCTAACACCCAGCAACAAACTCACTTACAACGACCACACCGAACCACTCGGCATCTGGGTATGGCCATTCCGTATGTTGTGGGAATTCGAAACCAACGAAATCATATTCAACCAGGCGCCGATGCCGTGGATCATCGCCCGGCTGCAACATATCAAAGAACAATGCAACCTCGCCATGTGCGACGAACAATCCCTCGACGAGTGCGCAATTGTCAACCACCTTGGCAACGACTTCAACAAGTTCCCACCACGGACCCAAAAGTTCCTCGACGACATGTACGGCGTGTGGCAACTCCGACGGTAGCGAACTCAACGAAACACTCATTTTTTTGTTTGCTTTTTATTTTAGTTTAACTATACCATATTGGTAAGGAGATCATCATGAACATCACAGACCTTGAACTCGAAGCACTACGCAAGTTCAACAGCGGCAAAAACGCTGACGCGTTCGCCAACGAACTTGAGCCCGGCACATACCCCGTCAAACTAACCGTCACTCTCGAGGGCGAACTACGCAAAGGCCAACCCGGCGTCACCAAGTCTCGCAACACAACCGGCAGTGCCAATATCGTTCGTTACCTTCTGGACCGAATCAACGACGCCACGTATGCTGCGATGTTTCGCGACCTCGAAGCGATCCGCGCAGGCAAGTTCGACATCAAACAACCCAAACAATTCGCCCGTCGTTTGGAAATGGTAATGCCCTACCGTGAAATCCCAAGAGCAGGCAGCACCAAATACAACGGCAATGTATTCGTAGAAGACATCATTGCCGCACCAACCCTCGACGAACTGCCTACCGGCCTTCGTCTCATCAATGGAGATTCAAATGAGTAATCCAACCGACACCACAACCGACCCGACTGAACCCATACGCCGTTCGATGGTGCACGCGCTCAACACCAACGCCGGTCAACGCGCAACATTGGAAGAAACATGGGGTCGGGTTTGGACAACCAGTGAACTCACGAGCGAATTCGATGTAATCGCATTCCTTGCCCCGTACGTCAAAGTCGTCAGACACTCCGACGGCCAAACCGGAACACTCATGTTCCAGCATCACCCTCGCTACTACTTCGACTTCCAGTCTTCATAACCCCAGGAGGAATAATGTCCGCATCAGAACAAGCCCGAATCGACAAACTACAATCCGTATACATGAACGCCGAAGTCTACCTATCAGAGGCTGACGTCACTGTAACCCTCCAAGGCGACGACCACATCGTCACCGTCGACGACGTGGAAGGCACAGGCTCATTTACCATCGACGCCAAAGTACTTCAACAACTAACTGACCTCGAACTTCGCTGGCTCAGTAAAACATGCCGCGAGATACGCGCCGGGAGAGAATGACATGCCATGGAAACACGAATGGGTAGACCCTGAATTAGCGTTCAAATGCTCAACCTACAGCCCGAGCACCGGCCGCAAAACAATCCGCGTATACTTAGCATACAAAGACGACAACTGGGCTGAACCTCTCGACTACCATTACACGCTCCACGACGGCAAACCCCAGACCGACACCTCCTACGCCAGCAACCAACACGGCATCTTCGACTTTGATATCCGTGACTTTCCCACATATCACGACGACCTCACTCATCAGCACATCATGCAACTTGCAATCGACCGCCAACTGTGCACGATCGAAGACGTCATGATCTACATACAACCCATCAACCGAGGCTCCAATGCAACGCAATGACCAGCTAAAAGTCAGAACCAGCAACCTGCGCCCAAACCACCCATACTTCTACCAATACGCCGTCGCCCGCCTAATGCGCGCCGGCATGTGGTTCTCCGACGCTATCCAGGTCATACAAATAGTCATGCCACATAGCGTCCACTCGCTTCCCGACGACTATGAAGACACCTTCTACGACGTCACTCGCGAAGCCCTCGCCAACAAGGACCTTCCAATCCCAACCTACAAACCCATCTGGTAACCCCATGCTACACATGATCGACGACCAACTCACCGCATACCGCATAGCCGTAGAAACACGCGCCAAAGCCGAGGTCAACTGGTACAACGACGACGCCGACGCCACCGAACTTCGCGCATGCCGTGAAGAGGAACAGCTACGCCTAAATGGTTTGCAATCCGTAATTGGCATGGCAATCCGCGAATACGCCGCCCGCGAGCCATGCAATCCATTCAGCATCAACGGCGACGTCAACCAACCACCAGTTGCTTTACAAGACGCAGTCGCCGCCGCCATCCAGGAGGGCCAAGACTGGTTCAACGATTCCAATGCCGACATATCTTCTGCAGATTGCATCGACAATATGATGACCATTCTCGACGAAGCCACCTCCGCACCTCCTTCAAACGAACACGGCACCTTCCCCCCACCACCCAAACGTTCCTCATGAAACTTCATCACCACACCCCACTCGACGGGAGCCATCAGTTTCGCATCGACTCAATTGACAACGAAACAATCGCACTGCGAGTCACGCACGAAGGAATAATTATTGAAATTGAAGATGAGAATGGTGAGGTCATTCGGACTGCTTACCAATTCTGGTCTGACCTCGATGAACTAACACAACCCCGTTTGTGCAACTGCATGCAATGCACCCAACAGCGTTGGGACAACCACAAACTTATCACCGCCCAAAACAAAGCAAAGGATCAAACATGACTCACGACTCTACACCAATCGCTGCACCACGCCTCGACACCTCGCTCAATCGAGCCCGTGTTGCACCACTACCACAACTCAAGTCACAGCAAATCTGTACCATCGGTGCCCCCGATGCATACCGTGTCGACTACCAAACCCTATGCCAGGTACCAACCCCCGAAACAACTTACCATCCTCGTTCCGGCAATGCTCAGTGGCAACCCGTACCATACGCTTCATTCGTCAATGGCGCACGCGATGCAATGGCAAACGTACTCAACCAGGACCCAGTGTTCGAGACCTACGCCCTCAACAACTCAGGTTCACAAATGTTTGGGATGATTGGTTTTGGATCTGGTATCACCGGCCAAGCTATCACAGTTGCCCTGCGTTCCAGCCTCGACAAAACAATCGCTCCCGCCGCAGCAATCGGCAGCGCACCATTCGTATGCGCCAACGGTTGTTTCTCAGGTGACTTCATGATCAGTGCCAAACAAACCACCAATGTATTCGGCACACTGGGTCGCATGTTCAACGACATCTGCGACGAGGCAGTCACACCAGTACTCGAACGCATTCGCATGGTCGAAGGCTGGCGCGACATTCCAGTCAAGAACGACTTGTTTGGTGCATACATGGGTGTCTTGTTCAGTCGAGGCCTCGTAAAACCACAGGAGTTCACTGCTGCCTTCCGTTACTGGAATGCATGCCACGGTGGCGACTTGCACAACGAACACGGTACCTTCGACTTGTTCAGTGCATACCAGGCCGTCACTGCCGCCGGCCAACGTACTGCCCCACGCAATGCGTTCCGTCACTTCGCCGGTATCGACCACGCAACCAAAGCCATCGCAGAAGCTGGTGGTTCTGTAACAGAAGCCTACATTCCTTCATTCGACTTGCAAATCCGTGAGTACGTAGACGTTGGCGAAGCCAAGTAGTCACCGTCTATATGCGCGCAGTAAGGGATCTGCGGTGAACGGAAACAAAATCCCATTCTTGACTACACGGTGTTTTTTGGGACTCCGTTCCCGTTTGTTTAGGCCGTGCGTTTACCCCAGCAGGGAGGCATGTGGGGAGTCACATAGATGCCTCATTATCCCTACCAAACAGGACCACCCATGAAAGACATATACACACTCGCCGAACTTCAAGCTTTACCAACAATACGCCAAGCATCGACCGGCAACCTCAAAGTCCAAACCAAGGCCAAACGAATATGGCTCAGCCGAATGACTATCGACGACGGCGCAGACTACAACAATCAGGTCACCGTTGAACGTTGCCGAAACGGATCATGGTACCCCGCCATCACCTACCAAGCCAAGTAAACCAATGGAGCAAACCATGAAAACACCACTATCCTTCAGACAATGGTGCGAACTCAACGGCAAACGCTGGGACCACCACGGTTCATTCGAAGAGTTCGAACGCAACTTCAAAGCGTACGAAGCCTACCGCAAATCCCTGGAGCCCACCAATGCATAAACAAAAGTTCACCTACAACATCACACGTACCATCGAAATCGAAGTCGAGTGTGTGTACTACCCCGCATACCAGGAAACCGAAATCATCAGAGCAATCAACTGTGAAACTGGTGAACCAATAGAACTCGAAGATCATGAGGTCGATCAGTGCATGACTGACGGAACCGCTGACCACCACCAAGGTTTACAGGATGCTGAAGACGACCGCCGCTACGAAGACTGGAAACTCGAACAAATGGAGAGGTGAGTGATGAAAAACACGGAAGACAACCGATTGAACTTAGCCGAAGCTATATGGGAGACGCTAAGTCTCGACGCAATACATGAACAGTTTATCCTTCAAAATCTTGAACGATACAAAACAGATCCCGACGCATTTGAGGAAGACTCTGCGATGATGGGACTCG